TCATTTGGGCACCTCGCCCACGATGCCTACAAGCTCGAGGATGATCGCGCGATTGAGGTGGCGGATGGTCTCGCCCTCGTCGCGCTGCGAGCTGGGCTCGATGCGGATTGTGTAGTCGTCCACCCCCTCGCGCGTCAGCGTCACCGAGCGCCCGAATCTATCGAGCCTATCGAGCCGCCATAGCTCCATGTCCGATCTCCGCGTCATGCCATCACCATCTTGCCACCACCCGCCAGGCTCTCCAGCAGCTTCTCGCGCTCGGCTGCATAGCTGTCGCTCGCAACCGAGCCGGCCCACTGATAGTCGCCGGCGCGCTCGGACTTGATGAGGCCGCGATAGCTGAGGTCGAGCTGGATCAGCTTGATGGTCACCTCCTCGATCGCTGCGACGGCCTGGCCGATCGGCGTATAGGTCAGCCGCACCATCGGCGCCCACCAGGTGTGGCCGTGCGGTCCATCTGAGAGCCGCTGCAGCGTGCGGCCGCCATGCAGCACGCGATAGTCTGCGGGCGCGAGCGTCACCTCGGCGGCCGCTGCGGCGACATTGGCCGGCTCGAGCTCGACGATCGTCACGTCTTGAGCTGCGTCCAGCGGCCGCGCCAGTGTCAGGGTCTGCTTCCAGCGCTGCCGATCGACAGGATCGCCGATGATGATGGTGATCTCGCCGCTGGGGCCGAAGCGCTCGGCGATCTCGGTCGCGATGCCATTGATCATCGCGGTGAGCTCGGTGTCGCTGAGGTCGGTTCCGGTCCGCTCCTTGACCCGGTCGATGAGAGCCATGCTTGTTCCCTGGAAGTGATCGGTGAGCCGCCCCGCCGCTGCAGCTCACCCCAGATGTCGCGCCTGTCGGCGGGCGCTCTCTCCCCGCTGGGTGTCTCGGCTATTCGGGCGGCGCCGGCGGGCCGGCGCAGGCAGTGGCAAAGTTCGGCGAGGCGATCGCGGCGGCGCCCAGTGCGCCGATTACGCGCCCGACAATGACGGGACATTCGCCGCTGACCACCGCCAGGGTGATCGTGCACGACGTGGTGTCTTCGACCAGGGCGAAGGCGCACACGTCATGCGAGGGCGCGACGACGACAGCATCGGCCATCGGATCGAGCATCATCGTCGTCGTGGGCGTCGGCAGATCGGGCGGGCCCGAGGCGCCCATCACCGGCATGGCCACGAGGGCGCACGCGACGGCGACGGACAAGACAAGACTACGGAGAAACATACCATCATCCTTTCGCTGGAGGTCTCCGTGGAGGGCCGGCGCACCGGCCCTCGGCGCAGCCCTCTTAGCGCTTGCGCGGAGCCGCCTTCTTCGCCGCCGCCTTTTTGGCTTCTGGCTTCTTGGCCGGTGGTTCCTCGGGCTTCGGCGTCGGCGGCTCCTCAGGCTTCGGTGCCAGCGGCGTCTCGGGCTTCGGCGTCGGCAGCGTCTCGGTCCCCTTGCCCTTGGCCTTCAGCCTCCCTTCGACCAGGCCGAACTTCTCAGCAGCGTTGTCGGGGATTTCGTCGCCCAGGGCGGCATAGAGGAAGGCGGCCTTGGGATCGCCTTCGCGGACGACGCGGCCCTTGTCGGCGGTGAGGTAGAGGCGTTCCTGCGCGCGCATCATGGCGGCGGTCCTTTCGGTCAGAGGGTTTCGTAGAAGTCGATGGCGACCGCCGACCCGTTGAGGGCGCTGTTGAGCGTCACCGTGTTGCTCTCGATCGCCGCGGCCGACACGACGACGGTGGGCGCCACGGCCTCGCGGACGCCCGCGAGAAACCCTGCGAGCACAGTGTTGCGCGCAAGGGCGACCGGCAGGCCGAGCTTGGCGCCGACACCGACGCGGACGCGCTCGGTATTGGCGACAGCGTAGTCGGGCAGCGTGATCGAGGTGACGGTGGCGAAGGCCTTGTTGCCCACCACCACATTGGCGCCATTGAGCGCGATGGTCTCGGTGATGACGGCGCCGGCCGCATTCGTGCCGTCGATGACCACATCGCCGGTGACGTTGCCGTCATTGCCCTTGACCGTGAGGTTGCGCGGCACGTCGGGCTGCGCGGCGAACACGGTGACGACGGTGTCGTCGGTCACATGCAGCGCGGTGTCGGCGAGGATGGTGGCGTTGCCGCCGAGGACGACGGCGTCGTGCTCGAGCGAGCTGATGCGTGGCTGCGAACCGGCGATCTTGCCCATGTCGAAATCTCTCCTGTGGGTCCGTGGCGGAGGGCTCCGCTGATGAGCCCTCGGTGACGAACCCGCCGACCGGTGACGACACCGGCCGGCGAGCTGGGAGGGTTAGAGGCCCGTCACGTCGCAGAAGGCAGCCGGCCTGAAGATGACGATCGCGACACGGATGTCCGCCCGAACCGTCTTCTTGCCCTCGCCGAACTGCGCATTGACGTAGCCAACCTGGATGTCCACGCCGCGACGTTCGAAGGCGCTGATCCAGGCCGGCTGGAACGACCCGACAAGGCCGCTGCCGGCAGCGCGGGCATCGTCCTGCACAACAGGAAGACCCCACATGCGCTCGGGACCGGCTTCGCTGGGCGAGCCCCAGATGTAGACGCCGTCTGCCGTGCGCAGCAGCCGCACGCCCTCCCAGTTGGTCGGGTGGATCACGTGATGGGTGGGAATGGCCCGGCCGACGGTGCGGATCTTCGTCATCGCCTTGAAGTAGGCGTCGGGCACCGGGTCGGCGCCCTTCGCCTGCGTCTGGATGCCCGCGACGTTGACGATGCCACGCAGGTTCGGTGCGTTACCGTCGCCGACATACACCTGGCCGTCGAACCGCTGGCGAACGCCGAAGGTGAGACGGCCATTCACATAGCCCTCCATCATCGGCACGTCTTCGAACTGCTCGTCGGTCACCGGCAGGCTGTCGGTGATCTTGCGGACGTCGCTCGAGCGCTCGGTGGAAACGAACGTGCTCTCCGCGTAGCCCGCGCCCTCCGCCTTCTCGGCGGCCGCGTGGATGCGGGTCGTTTCCTCCATGTACTTGATCGAGGCCTGGCTCGTCTGGTTCATGGGGATGATGTCGAGCAGCTGGATCGGCCGCGTGGCCATTTCCACGAAGCCGGGCAGCCGTACGCTTTCGGGCGCGAAGCCGGCCGACGTCGACATCAGCGCCTTGGTACCGAGCGTGTCGAAGGCCATTCCCTTGGCGAGGATGTCGGAGGGATAGACGTCGGGAAACGACAGATCGAGCGGACCGACATGGCCCTTGCCGACCCAATCGATATAGGCCTTCTCCTCGGCAAGCAGTTCGCCCAGCGACTTCACCGCGGGGCGCTCGCGCGTGCCCTTGCCCTCGGGCATCGGCACATGACCACGCACCTTGCCGCGGGCGGCGTGACTGCTCGCGGCCTTCTCGGCCGCCTCCAGCGTTTCGATGTACACGCCCAGCTCGTTGAGCTCGTCGTCGCGCTCCTTGATGCGCGTCGCGATGTCGATGGTCTTGCCCGCAAGGTTCTCGTCGCCGAGCACCGACTTGAGGGTGTCCTTGGAGATCAGCTTGTAGTCGTACTTGCCATCGGCGTTCTTGGCCTCGGTGAAGACCTTGCCAAGTTCGTCCTGCCGGGTCGCCATCTTCTCGCGCGCCTCGGTCAGGGTAAGGGTCAGGTTGGACATGTCGTCCCCTCCGCTTTCGATTGATCCTGGCCGAGGGCGTCCGCGCCGGTGGCCGATAAGGGTGATGACCGCCAGGCGTCGGCGCCTGCATCGGGATCGAAAGCTAGGGGTGCGATGGGCGGGGAAACATCGACGCAGGTGCGCGGGTGAGCGCGGGGCACCAGGTGCCGGCCGATGCGCTCATTGGTGCCTCAAGCGCCAGGCGATGGCAAGCGAGGGGGCGATCCTTGTCTCGCTGGGGTTTTGACAGGCGTTTTGACAGCCGAGCAACTGGGTCGGGCCGATACAGCGGCCAATGGCGCAGGCGTCGGTCTGAGGCGGCGCGCTTGAGCGGCTACGGCGATCCGGTCGGACTAGCGCAGGAAACCCTTCTCGCGCAGCGCCTCTGTCGCCAGGACGCGGATAGCCGAGCCGGCGTCCTGATGGCCATGATGCTTCTGGTAGAGCAGAACCGCGCCGTTGAAGTCATCGGCTGCGTCGGCGCGCGGTCCCTTCTGCTGTTCGAGGCGCTGCTTCTTGTCATCGCGGCGACGCGCGAAGAAGTCCGCGGCTGGCGACCTTGAGCGTTCGCGGTCATAGCGGACCACGACGCGCCGCGATCCCCCGAGCAGCGCCAGGAGCACTCCAAAGAGCATGAACCAGAAGCCGATCGGCGCCAGGACGATGGTGATCATCAGGACGAAGCCGATGAGGAGGAGGATCACACCGAGCAGTCGCATCGTCGCTACGCGCCCCTCTCCTTGGTCACCGCAGGAAGCCCTTTTGCCGAAGTGCCTCGGCGGCGAGCTCGCGCAGGGCGCTGCCTGCCTCCTGGTGACCACCGTGCTTCTGGTAGAGCAGCACCGCCGCGTTGAAGTCGCGCGCGGCGTCCTTTCGCACCTCGGGCTCGATGTCCTCGACGGCGCGCTGCACCGCGTCGATCTTGGCTGCGAGGAAAACCACTGCGAGAAACACACCGGCGAACAGGGCGCCGAGCAATCCGATGATGATCTGGATGTCGGAGCGCACCGATGCGAACCCCAGGACGGCCACGGCGACCGACGCGAGGAAGAACAGGGCCGCGATGACGGTCGTCATGCCCGTGCTCCTGCTGCCGCCTTGCGCGGAGACTTCGCCGCTGCCTGCTTTGCATTTCGATGCCGGCGCTCGACGCGCCGGATCATGCCGGGGTTCACGACGGCGACGATCTCGCCGACCCACTCGATGCGCACGTCCTCGATCGTCCGCGCGTTCCAGCTTTCGAGATTGTAGGTCCCCTTCTTGGACCCACGGGCCAGCCGCTTTAGAAAGCGCTGCCCGGTCGAGAGGCGGACAACGACACGCTCGCCAAGATAGTGGTCGATGGAGCGCACCTGGTCCCGCAGGCAGACGATCACCTGGCCAGGCTCATAGGCCGGCAACTGCGAATCGCCTTCGACCTCGAACGCGATGACGGGGTCGGGGAACGAGAACGGCAGCTCGATCGTGTAGTAGCCATCGGGCGGAGGTTGTTCGAACTCGACGTCGATCAGCGCGCCGGCTCCGACCCTGCCCATCAGCGGTGCTTGGTTCGACGTCACCGGCTCGCGCGCGATGACACCCGATTCGATGGCGAGCTGTCGTATGCGCTCCATGTTGCCACCCTTGGGCTCCGCGCCGCCCAGCCAGCGCGAGACCGTGGCCTGGGTAGTCTCCAGGTGATCGGCTAGCTCATCCTGGTTCCAGCCTCGCGCCTGCATGATGCCGCTGAGGATCGCGTTCAAATCCATGCCGCGATTCATACGCCACGGTATATCCACAGCCCAACTCGCCACCGCAAGCCGCAGTTGATTGTTAATACGTCGGCGTATATACGTTGACGTATGAACAACCTGCGCCACATTCGGACAAACGTATTTCGGATCACGCAGGTCGCCATGGCCGAGATTGCCGGCACCACTCAGGCGACCATTTCGAGATGGGAAAGCGACGGGCTGCGGCCCTCGCTTCGGCAGCTCAAGCGTATCCGCACCGAGGCCCGCCGCCGTCACCTCAAGTGGGATGACTCCTGGTTCTTCGAGGAGGTCGCGGCGTGATGGGTGCATGTGTCCTTCACCTTAGTCGTCTGCCGCGCCGGCACCCTAACCACGCCATGCGTCGGGGGGCTTGCAGGAAATGACGGCGCGTTCTCACAAGGATCAGATGCCGGAGCGCCCGCCCCAGGTGGCGGTGGGCTATGCCGACGATGTCGCCGGCCAGGGCTCATTGCAGAACCGCATCGCACGGATCGTATCGCGCGCCCTGCGTGACGCGCGCCGGGACCGCGAGCTGAGCCGCGTCGAAGTCGCCCAGCTCATGACCGCCACCCTCGGCCGCAAGGTCTCCGAGGGCTCGCTCGAGGCTTGGGCCTCCGAAGCCGACGTCACCCATCGCATCCCGCTCGATGCCTTCATCGCACTCATCGCCGCGACCGGCGCCGATGAGCTGCTGGGCTTCATTCCCGGTCTCAGGGGGTTCGCCGTGGTGCCGCGCAGATACATGGCCGTCATCGAGCTGCAGCAGCTCGAGGAGTTCGAGCGCGAGCTCGCCGAGCACAAGGCCCGCCTCCTCGCCGACGTGAAGGGGCTGCGCTGATGGAGGCTGCAATCTACCTCTCCGCCGAGACCACGGACCTCATCGCTCGCATGACGATCGAGGGCGCCATCGAGCCCGATCCCTGGCTCGCCCTCGGATGGCTCGGCCCGCGCTCCCGCACGATGGACGAATGGATGGGCTCGCCGGCCCACGAGATCGAGCACGGACCGCTGGTCCTCGGCGACTTCGAAGACGACGACAACTGGGATGAGCTCTGATGGCCACCACGAAAAAACCACTCACGATCAAGCTCGCCGACATTGATGTAAGCGACCGCGTCCAGCCTCTCGACGAGGCCAAGGCGCAGGAGATCGCCACCTCCTTCGGCGCACACGGCCAGCTCTTCAACCGCGTCGGCGTGCGCCAGACGCCGAACGGCAAGAAGGGCTGGGCCCTGGTCCACGGCAGGCACCGCCTCCGCGCGCTCGAAATCGCCGGCATTGGCGAGCTGATCGAGCGCGTCCATTTCGACCGTCTCACCATCGAGCCCGCCCAGGCGCGGCTGATGGAGATCGAGGAGAACATGGCGCGCACCGACGTGTCGCCCTTCGGGCGCGCGGTGATGCTGGTGGCGTATCGCGATGCCCTCGGCCTCGACGGCCGCGGCGGCGACCGGCGCAGCGACGAATTCAAAGCCCGCAACTTTGCGGGGTTTGAAAACCTCTCGACCGGCTTTACTGCACACGCGGCTCAGGTCTTCGATCTATCCGACGACAAGATCGAGCGCCTCCTGCAGATCGGCTGGAAGCTCACCGCGCCCAAGGGGCTGACGGATCGGCTCCACTTCTCGAAGATCGCACGCAACCAGTCGCAGCTCCTCAAGCTCGCCGCGCTGCCGCCCGAGCAGTTGGAGCGCGCCGCTGAAGCGTTCGATGCCACCAAGGGCGACTTCTACAATTTGATGGCGGTCCTCGCCGAGGCACCCGCCCGTCAGACCGCCATGCTGCGCAAGCTCAAGGCGGGCGCCGCCATCGACGACCTCGTTGCCGAAACCAAGCCCGTGCAGACGCCAGCGCACGACTACTGGCAGCAGTCGATCAGCAGCTACAGCCGGCTCTCCCACAAGCATCGCGTCTCGGCCACCGTCGAGTTCTTCAAGCAGGACCAGAAGGCGATCCGCGAAGCCCTCAAGTTCCTCGGTTACGACATCGTCAAGGTGACCGAATGATCGACCGGCTCCTGATCCTCGGCCTGGTTGCCGTCCTCCTCACGCTCGCCGGCATCGTCGTCGCCGACGACGGCATGACGCGGTGCCAGCTCACCCACTCTTTCGACGTGTGCCATGCCAGCCTCCACTAGGGACCCAAAGCAGTTGGCCGCGGGCCAGAGCGTGGGGCATCAAACCCGGCCCGAGGGTCACTACTGCGTTGCCGACGCCCTGCGTTGCGCCGACCCCTCGCAGCCGGCCACCGAGCGCGGCTGGCAGAAGAAGGTTCGTGCCGAACGCTGGTTCGAGACAGGCCTCGCGGTGCGGGTGGAAAGAACGTGGTTCTTCCCCCTCGCGCTCTTCCCGGCCTCGACGCAGGTGCTGTTGCGGCTCGCCGAGCGCACCGCGGGGCAGGACAATGCCCCGGCCCGGAGCCCGCTGTGGCAGCGCTACGACGCACTGCCCGATGAGCACAAGGCGACATGCTCCGCGCGCCTCGCGGCCGTCGACGCGACCCATGCGCTGATGCGCACCGGCATGACGCTCGTTGCCGCCGTGGCGATCGCAGCAAGCGACGCCGGTGTATCGGCCTCGACGTTGCGCAATTGGCTTAAGGCGGTGCGCGGACACAATCGCGCCGACTGGCTCGCCGCGCTCGCGCCCGACTATCGTCCCACCGCCTCCTTTGCCGAATGCGATCCCGCTGCCTGGGCAGCGCTCAAGTCGGACTACCTGCGACCCGGCGAGCCGAAATTCTCGGCCTGCTATCGCCGTATGGTCGCCGCGGCCGAGCTGCAGGGCTGGGCACCGATCCCCAGCGAAATGGCCCTGCGCCGACGCCTCGCCGCAGAGGTGCCGGCCGGCGTGATCACGCTGGCGCGGAAGGGCGCCGACAAGGCCAAGGCGATCTATCCGGCACAGCGCCGCACCCGCATGCGCCTCAAGGCGATGACGCTGGTCAACATCGACGGCCACCGCTTCGACGTCTTCGTGCGTCGGCCAGATGGCGCGCCATGCCGGCCGGTCCTCGTCGGCATCCAGGACATCTACTCCGGCAAGTTCGTCGGCTGGCGCCTGGCGGAAACGGAAAGCCGCGTGTCGGCCCGCCTCGCCATCGGCGACATGGTCGAGAAGTACGGCATCCCCGAACACATGATCCTCGACAATGGGCGCGGCTTCGCGAGCAAGTGGATCACGGGCGGTGCGCCGAGCCGCTTCCGCTTCAAGGTGCGCGACGACGAGCCCGATGGCCTGCTCACCCAGCTCGGCGTGACCATCCACTGGGCGACCCCGTATCACGGCCAGGCCAAGCCCATCGAGCGTGCCTGGCAGGACTTCTGCGAGAACATCGCACGGCACCCGTTCTGCGCAGGCGCCTACACCGGGCCGAACCCGATGGCCAAGCCCGAAGACTATGGCACGCGCGCCATGGAGTGGGACGCCTTCAAGCAGTTCGTCGACGGCCAGATCGCCGAGCACAATGCTCGTGCCGGTCGGCGCACCGAGACGGCGAAAGGGCGGAGCTTCGACGAGACGTTCTCGGCCTCGCTCGCCGAGAACGACACCATCGTCCGCTGGCCCACCGTCGAGCAGCGCGACCTCTGGCTGTTGATGGCCGAGGAGATCACCGCCCAGCGTGGCAATGGCGAAATCCATCTGCTCGGCAATCGCTACTGGACGCCCGAGCTCGTCGAGCACGCCGGCCGCAAGGTCCATGTCCGCTTCGACCCCGACGATCTGACGCGTGACATCAAGGTCTACGACCGCAAGGGCCGGCTGCTCGCGACGGCGGCGGCGCTCGGCGATGTCGACTTCCTCGACGCCAATGCGGCGCAGCGGCACTCGCGCCTGCGCGGCGAGTTCCAGAAGACCCAGCGCAGGCTGCGCGACCTCCACGTCACCATGAAGCCCGAGGAACTAGGCGCCATCTACGCGCCCACGGCAAAGCCCGACACCACACCGCAGCGGCCGGCCGTCACCCGCCTCGCGACCCGCGGCAACACCGCGCTAAAGGCCCGGCCCGAGCACGAGGAGAACTGGACCCCCGAACACGAGGACGGCTTCGGCGCCGTCGTCGACATGCTTTCGAAACGGACCGCGCGGCGGACCTGACGAAAAGAACGGCCCCCCGGCTCGTGCAGGAGCTGGAGGGCCATAACCGACTAACGATCAACGGAAGGATACCTAGATGACCAATGAAATGGCGGCAAGCCAGAACGGGCGAAGCGCTGAGGATATGCGCCGCCGTGACGAGCTGCATGTCGACGTCAATCGCGTGATGGGCGAGCGCGGCTGGAGCAAGGCCGAGGCCGCCCGTCGCTCCGGTGTCGGCCATGGCACGTTCAGCCAGTGGCTCAGCGGCAAGTACGCGGGTCGATACGACACGGTGAATGCGACGATCGCGACCTGGCTGGGCAACCTCGACCAGCTCGATGAAGTCGCGGCCGGCGTCCCTGTCGGTCCCGGCTATTTGCAGCTCAAATTCTCGATCGAGGTCGAGCGCATGATCTCGGTGGCACAGATCATGGGCACCGTCGTGATGATCACCGCGACGGCGGGTATCGGCAAGTCCATCACCGGGCGCGAGTACGTTCGCACTCATGCCAATTCCTACATGGCGACGATCTCTCCGTTCACCAGCACCACGCACAACATGCTCACCGAGGTCGCCGCGGCGATCGGCGTGGACGAACGCAATGCGACCCGCCTTGTGCGCGCCATCGCCCGGCGCCTTACCCGCACCGGCGACGGCACCGTGCTCGTTGTCGACGAGGCGCAGAACCTCAGCGACGAAGCCATCAACCAGCTACGCCACTTCGCGGACGATCCGGCGTGCCGCTGCGGCATCGTGCTGCTCGGCAACGCGGCGACCTACCAGCGCTTCGCCAAATGGGGCAAGGACGACAAGTACGCCCAGCTCGCGCGCCGCATCTTCAAGCGCATTCGCGCCGAGCGCCCCAACGTCGACGACCTCGCCGCCTTCATTGAGGCGTGGGGCATTACCGCCGACGACCAGGTGGAATTCCTGATGGGCGTCGGCATGAAGCCCGGCGCGCTCGGCCAGGTCGATATGACCATCAAGCTGGCGCGCATGGCCGCGCAGGGCGCAGGCCGCGAGCTCACCCTCGCGGATCTGCGGGGCGCTTGGTCGAACCGCGACGTGGAGCTCGGCTGATGGCACAGATCGCCCAACTCCCCAAGCTCTCTGACGGCCTCGCCGCGATGATCCGGAGCATCGAGCCCACCCGCAAAACCGGGCTGGTGATGACGCGCCCCAACGTGGCCATCTTCCTCGAAGGTCTCCAGGCGCTCCTCGACGAAGCCCGCCACCTGGAGACGATCGCCGATCGCGCGCAGTGGAACGACCAGGCCCGCCGCGAGCGGCTGGCCAATGCCGTCGCTGATGGGTCGGTCACCGTGCTGCCGGTCGCCGCACGGCCCACCGCCATCCGCCAGGGTGGCGAAGGCGGTGCCGCATGACCCCCGTCACCGTCGCGATCGACGTGCTTGAGCTCAGCCGATCCATGCTCTCGGGCACCCGGAGCATCGCCACCGTGACGCGCGGCGAGCTGGTCGCGCTTCTCGGCTTCGTGCTGCGCCAGAACGATGACGAGCCCGACGGGCTCGCCATCGACTTCCCCGAGCTCGCGGCACTCCCCACAGCGCCGCCACTGCCGCCCGCGGTCGAGACCGCCATTGCCGAGGTGCTGGAGGCGCGGCGCCGCCTCAGCACCCTGCAGCCGCGCGGCACCACGCTCGAAGCCATCCGCCTGCGCGGCGACCTGTTCGCCGCGATCGATACCCTTGCTTCCCTTTTTGATGAGGACTCTCATGACTGACGCCGCCACCACCATCACCACACCGATCCAGATGATCGGCGACAAGCAGTTCATGGCCGATGCCGGTGGCCGGCTCGTGCCCGTCGACCTGGTCAAGCCCGAGCACCGGCTCGAGGACGACACCGTGCGCAAGATCGTCGGCCACGCTCTCGATCTCAGCGCGCAGATCTCGCGCTTCCGCGGCCACACCTTCGACGACATCGGCAGCTTCGTCGACCTGCTCGCCGAGAAGTACGGCGGCAAGCGTGGCGGCAAGAAGGGCAACGTCACCCTCAGCAGCTACGACGGCACGCAGAAGGTCGTCATCCAGGTGCAGGACCAGTTGAGCTTCGGCCCCGAGCTCCAGGTTGCCAAGGAGCTGGTCGACGCCTGCATCACCGCCTGGTCGGACGGAGCCAGCGACGAGCTGGTCGCGCTGGTCGCGCACGCCTTCCAGGTCGACAAGGAGGGCAGGATCAATCGCGCGGCGCTGTTCCAGCTCCGCCGCCTCGACATCAGGGATGAGCAGTGGCGCGCCGCCATGGACGCGCTGGGCGAGGCGATCCGCGTCATCGGCAGCCGCGAGTATGTGCGCATCTACCGCCGAGACGATGCGCGCTCGGACTGGAGCGCCGTCGCCATCAACCTGGCGCAGGCCTAGGGGGCGGCGATGGTGACGCGCAAGTTCGACGACCCGCTCTATCGCTCCATCGACCTGGCATTGATCTACGCGGATGACGGCGCACCTCGCACGGCGGCCAGGCTTCTACGTGAGGCGGCCGACGAATACGATCGGCGAGCCGATCGGGCCGACGCCTTCATCACTCAGCTAGTCGCGCGCGGCGAGGTGGAGCCGGAAAGCGAGGTCCCTCAATGACCGCGCATCCCATGGGCCTTCATCCTCGCGATGTGATCCGCGTGAAGGCGCGCGGGTCCCTCGCGGCTCAGCACGATGCCGAAGCGCGCCGCGCGGACCGTCTTGCCGGCATGTTCCCGATCGCCAGGCAGATCATCGAGGCGACGTCACACGGCATGCGCGCGGCGCGCGTGCTGCGCCTCTCCGACGACATCGTCCTGGGACACTTCGCATCGCTCACCTCGGCCTGCGAGGAGACTGGCTTCGACGACGGCAAGCACTACCTGCTCGAACGCTACGCCGCCCTCATGGCGGTGCGCGATCCTTTCGGACGGCTGCGCGATGTCGATCGTCTCGAGCTGTTCCGCCGCGGCCTCGCCGCGCTCGCGCATGGGGCACCACGATGAACACCATCCTGACCGCTCTGCTGGCCTCCGCGCTCGGTGGCTTTGCCATCGTCGCCCTCAGTGTCGGCCTGCTCATGGTGCTGCCATGTCCATGACGCGCACCGAGCCGATGAAGGTCACCGTCCAGGCCACGGTGCAGGTCGGTGCTTCCAAGCCGATCACGTTCGGCTGGGAGGCCAAGTTCGAGCCGAGCGACCGCCCCGAGAAGATCGTCGCAGACATCGACCTGATCTGCCGCCGCGTCCGCGACGAAGCGCAGGAGGCCGCGCGATGAGCAGATCGATCGCCGCCATGCACGTGGCCAAGAAGCAGCTCGGCCTGGACGATGAGACCTATCGCGCGACGCTGGCGCAAGTGACCGGCAAGTCGTCATCGGCCGCCATGAGCGAGGCAGAGCGCCAGAAGGTGCTCGAGCACTTCCGCCAGTCCGGCTTCAAGGGCGCCGCGACGGGCCGTCGAAAGGCGCTCGAGGGAAAGTTCGCACCCAAGCTGCAGGCGCTCTGGATCGCCGGCTGGAACCTCGGCCTGGTCCGCGATCGCGATGACCGCGCGCTGCTCAGTTTCGTCAGGCGTCAGACGGGCATCGACCATGTCCGCTTCCTCCGCCATGGCGCTGACGCCGCCAAGGCGATCGAGGGTCTTAAGGGCTGGCTCGAGCGCTCCGGCGGCGTGGACTGGAAGCAGTTCACCGATCCGTCCGACTGCGTGCTCGCTGCCCAGGTCCGCCGCCTGGCGAGCTCGACCAGGCCCGATACCACCATCGACGTCCGCGTCGACACCTCGCTGTCGTCGACGGCCAGGCAGTCCCTGATGAACACGCTGGGCGAGCGCATCCGTGCGCTGCCGGGAGGCATGCAGTGAAGATTTCTGACATCGTCGCCGTGCTGGAGGCCATCAAGGCCGATCATGGCGACCTGACCGTCGTCCACTACAGCAGCGAGCGCCACTGGCAGGCAGTGTCGGAGGTCAAGGTCCATCCCGCCGGCCGGCCGCACGGTCGCCGCAAGAACGTGCACGCCGCTCCCGTCGTCGAAATCGGAGACGAGTGGTGAGCACTATCGCACTCGTCGATCGGCACCTCGACCTCCTCGCACTCGCCGCGCTTGTCGACGTGAGGGTGGAGAAGCACGACTATACGCGTCGGCTCTATGTCGCGGCCGACGCCTGGAACGCCCTGCCGTCGTCTACAAAGCAGCGGGTGCACGCGAGCGTCACCGAGCTCGGCATAGAGGCATGGTGCGAGCATGGAGAGATCGTCTTCCACGTTGCGCACCTCGCGCTCCACGCGGAAGCACGACGAGCCCATGCCCGCCGCGTCGCCTTCCTCCTCGGGCGGGTCGCGCGATGAGCGACGCCGGCGCCCTCATGGCCGAGCTGCATGATCTGCGCCAGCAGCGCGAGACGCTGCGCGGCCGGCGCGGCCGACAGCAGGTCGATGAGCTGCGCCGCCTCACCCGCCGCGAGCTCACCATCGAAGCCGTCCTCCTTCCCAAGGCGTCCAGTTCGGCGATCGCTCCTGATCGCGACGAAGGCCGCGAGCTCACCTGGTGGCAGAAATGAAGCGTCGCGATGCCAAGCTCCATGTCTCCGATCACGCCGTGCTCCGTTATCTCGAGCGCGGCCACGGTGTGGACATCGAGGCAGTGCGACGCCACCTCGCCGGATACGCAGTCGGCGCGGCCGAGCTCGGCGCCGTGGCGATGCGGGTCGAGAACGTGCGCCTGTTCCTCCGCGAGAACGCGCTGGGCGACGGTCGCGTCCTGGTGACCGTGGCGACGGTTGGTACCCCGGCGATGCGCGTCATCGACCTCCGGCAGGACCGCGGTGATGATTGAATCCAAAGTCCCCGCCCATCTCGCACCCTATATCGACGTGCTCGGCACCGAGCGCGCCGTTGCCCTGTTCCTCGAGTTGGGTGGGTCGCAGGTCTACCTTGCCGGCCGCCGCTCCGGTGAGCGGGCTCTCGCAGCGAGGATCATCGGCAAGCAGCAAGTCACGCGCCTTGCCGCTGCACTCGGCGACAGCTACATCAAAGTGCCGCTAGCTCGTAGGTGGGTCGCCAGCGTGCTGCGCGACCAGGGTAAGAGCGACAATGAAATCGCGCGCCTGATCCGCGCCGACATCGCCACCGTGCGTCGCTGGCTGGGGCCGAAGCCCGACGCGGATCAACTCTCGCTGCTGCTCTAGCTCGCCGTCGCAGCTGCGACGATTAGCACAGTCAGGCTACGCCCCCAGATTGCCCTTCATACCGACGCACCCGCGGCGGTGTTTTGGCTGGGGTATCACCACTATGGCGATCAAGGGCAAGACTGTCGGTGGCATCACCGGCGCCGGCGCAGCCATCCTGCTCGCCATCACGCTCCTCATCCAGCCCTGGGAAGGGCGCTCGCTGCAGGCCTACCGCGATATCGTCGGCGTCTGGACCATCTGTTACGGCGAGACGAACGGCGTGCAGCCGGGCGATGTCGCGACGCCGGCCGAATGCGACACGATGCTGGCCAAGAGCGTGAAGGCCTACGCCGATGGGCTCGACGCGTGCGTCGAGCCCGATCTTCCGAGAAAGACCTGGGCGGCGTTCATCAGTCTGACCTACAACATTGGCGTCCGCGCCGCGTGCGGCTCGACGGCCGTCAAGCGGCTAAACGCCGGCGACCTGGTCGGGGCGTGCGACGCGATCCTGATGTGGAACAAGGCGGGCAGCCCGCTGCGCGTCGTCCAGGGTCTCGTGAACCGCCGCGCGGCCGAGCGCGCCCTGTGCCGCGAAGGCCTGGGGCTCGTCGCGTGATGTCGCTCTGGTCGCGCATCATCGCCTTCCTCTTCGGCCGTTGGCTGCGTGACGCGGCCGACGAGTATCCGAGCGAGCACGGCGACGGCGAGGAGCGCTGATCGTGCTGTTCGTCAGGTGGAGGATCGTTCTCGCGATCGCCGGTGTTCTCGTGTCGCTCGGCGGCATCGTCGGTGCCTACGCTTGGGCGGACGGCAACGGCTATCGCCGCGCCGACCAGGAGTGGCAGGTCAAGTGGCTGCACCGCGAGCTCGAGCTCGAACGCCAGCATGCGGCCGAGGATCGTCGCCAGGACTACTGGAACGACGTGGCCAAGGCCCGCGAGCTCGCCGAGATCGAGGTCTATAAGCGCCGACTGGCCGACCTGGCCAGGCTCGTCGAGGACCTGGAACGCGAAGCGGCCGAGGACCCCAATGCCGATCGCATCGCGCTCGATGCAGCCGCTGTCGATCGCTATGTGCGGAGGGTCACGCCGTGAAGCTGCTTCCCATCATTGGCGCGCTCCTGTGTGCGCTGGCCCTCGCGGGCGCGACCTGCACTCAGCGCGATGGTGTCACTGTCCTGCCGCCCGAGAAGCCGCGCCTCGACCGTCCCGACTCCTGGTCGATGGAAAAGTGCGCCTGGCCCGTCATCCCGAAGGTGCGGCCAATGTCCCAGGAGGATACCGAGGCGCTGCTCGGCGCCAATGCCGATCGCCAGATCGCATGCATCCACCGGCACGACGCCCTCGTGAACTTCATTCGTACTCGCGACGATGGCCTGTCGGGCCGCGCCGCCACCGGAGCTTTCAATTGAGCATCTACGAACTGCAGCAACTTGTCGGTCCGATCCTGTCCGTGCTCGTGCCGCTGGCCGGCGCCATCTACACTTGGTACGCCACGCAGAAGGCAGCGGCGCGCAAGGAGATCGAGGGCATCGGCAAGCGGCTCGACGCTGTCGAGCTGAAGATCGTAGCGGCGGGACACAATTCGACGGCGCTCGCCAGCGTCGGCGCCGAGCTCGAGCGTCACGATCGCCGCATCCAGTCGATGGAGGACGAGCTCAAGCACCTGCCTGACAAGGAGGCGGTGCATGAGCTGAAGATCTCGATTGTCAGTCTCGAAGGTACGGTCAAGGCGATGGACGCGCAGCTCACCGGGCTCAATCGGCTTGTCGCCAACGTCGACAGCTATCTGCGCAAGGGCGATGAGAAGTGAGCGACTACGACGAGTACCTGACCCTCGACGCCCGCTTGGTGATCCTCAAGGAGCTGGCGCGCCAGGGCGACGGGCGCATGAACGAAGTGCTCCTGGAAAAGGTGCTTGATGCGTTCGGTCATCATCGCTCGCGGGAGTGGATCAGGACGCAGCTGCGCAAGCTCGAAGAGCTGGGCACGGTCCGCCTCACTGAGGTGGGCACAGTGCTGGTCGCTGCCATCACGCGCGCCGGCGTCGACCACGTCGAGCGGCGCTCGTATGTTGACGGTGTCGCTCGCCCCTCGCTGGGGGTGTGACGTGGCGCGCACCCCACGAAAGGAGCGGCGCGGCAGAGGGCGACTGACCCGCCTCGACATGTTGCCGGAGGAAGCGCAGCCCGACCTCGTGTGGCTGAGCCAGGAGCTTCGGGACAACAAGCGCACGCAGGTTGAGCTGCTGGACCTCTTCAACGCGCGACTTGCAGTGCACGGTATCGAGCCCATCACGAAGTCCAGCTTCTCGCGCTACTCCGTGCGCAAATCGATGCGGTTCCGCGAGCTCGATGAGCAGCGCAGGCTGTCCATTGAGCTTGCCGAAATGCTCGGCACCGACAGCGCCGACAAGATGACGATCGCCCTGGGTGAGCTCATCAAGATGGCATCGTTCAAGCTCGTTGAGAGCGGCGGCTTGGAGCCCATGGACATCATGTCGCTCGCTCGCGCGTCCAAGGATGTCGTCGCTGCTCAGAAGCAGTCCGCCGACTATCGCAAGGTGCTTGAGCGCGAGTTTGCCGAGAAGGTTGCCGATGCCGTCAAGGACATTGCCGGCATTGGCAAGGCCGCCGGCGTCTCCGACGCGACTATGGACAAGATCACCCAGCGCCTCGCCGGGGTAACCTGATGGGCAACGCGCGCGTTGTGCCGGCGAACACGGAAACGGTGTTCCTTCCCTACCAGGGCAAGTGGATCACCGATGGGTCGCGCCTCAAGCTCATGGAGAAAGGGCGGCAGATCGGTCTCTCCTGGTCGACGGCCTATGCGCAGGTCTCGCGGATCGCGCGTACCGGTGCCCGGTACGATGAGTGGGTGTCGTCGCGCGACGAAATCCAGTCGCGGCTCTATCTTGAGGACTGCAAGCTGTGGGCCGGCATCGCCGACCTGGCGGCGCGCGACATGGGCGAAGTCGTCATCGATGAGCAGAAGCACAGCGCCCACGTGCTGCAGTTCCCCAACGGGAAACGCATCCATTCGATGAGCTCGAACCCCGATGCGCAGGCCGGCAAGCGGGGCAGCCGTGTCCTCGACGAGTTCGCGCTGCACCCTGATCCGCGCAAGCTCTGGTCGATCGCGTATCCCGGCATCACCTGGAGCGGGCAGATGGAGGTGATCTCCACCCATCGTGGGTCGCGCAACTTCTTTAACCACCTGGTTCGCGAGATCAAGGAAAGCGGCAATCCCAAGAAGATCAGCCATCATCGCGTCACCCTGCAGGATGCCCTCGATCAAGGGTTCCTGTGGAAGCTGCAGCAGAACCTGGCCGCGGACGACGAGCGGCAGGCGATGGACGAGGCGGCTTATTTCGACTGGGTCAAGTCAGGCGCCGCCGACGAGGAGAGCTTTCTCCAGGAGTACATGTGCCAGCCGGCCGACGACGATGCGGCCTTCCTGGAGTACGACCTGATCGCCTCGGCCGAGTATGGCCGCGAGGTGCTTTGGGAGCTTCTCGAAGGCGGCGAGCTCTATGCTGGCGTCGACATCGGCCGCAAGAAGGACCTCACTGTCATCTGGGTGCTCGAACGCCTCGGCGATGTGCTCTACACGCGGGCCGTCATCGCCCTGCGCAACATGTCCAAGCCCGCCCAGGAGAAGGTCCTGTGGCCGTGGCTCGACAAGGCTGCTCGCTCGTCGATCGACGGCACCGGCCTTGGTATCGGCTGGGTCGATGATGCGCAGGCGAAATTTGGCCAGTACAAGGTCGAGGGCGTCACCTTCACCGTACAGACCAAGGAAGCCCTGGCCTATCCCGTGCGCTCGCGCATGGAAGAGCGCCGCATTCGCATTCCATATGACCCCGCGATCCGTGCGGACCTGCGATCGGTTGCCAAGCAGGTCACGGCCGCGGGCAACATCCGCTTCACGGCCGAGCGGACAGCCGATGGTCACGCGGACCATTTTTGGGCGTTGGCTCTCGCCATCCACGCTGCCGACGGAGCTCCCGCTGGGACCTGGCGGCCGGTCAATGGTCAGACGGTGGTGCCGATCAGGCTGACGTCCTTCGAGCGCCAAGCGCTGCGCTATGTCATCAACACCGGTGGCGCGGCCACCGTCGCTACCTTCGACGACGATCACGATCCCATCGGCCCGATGATGCGTGAACGACTCGTTCCGCAGTTCCTCACCGTGTCCGCCGATGGTCACCTCCTGCTGACCGAAGCCGGCCTTAGTGAGGCGGCCAAAGAGCCCTCTCTCGACGATGATTGGATACCGGCATGAACTGGTTTCAGAAGGCCGCGGCCGACCTGCTGCGCATCCGTCACGCTGGGCAGGGCTCCGGTTTCATGGAGCGGTTTTTGCGTCGCACGCGCTTCGACTACCGCAAGGAGGTCGGGGACATGCTCGACGCCTCGGTGGTGACGGCGCCGATCCAGTGGGTACAGCGGTCGCTGCCCGAGGCGCGCCTGACCGTCCGCCTCACGAAGCGCGACGGCGATATCGATGAGGTTGCGGACCATCAGATGCTGTCGCTGATCCAGCGGCCGAACGCCTACTATGGCGATCTCGCGCTGTGGTCGGGCACGGTGTTCTCCTATCTCGCGGATGGCAATGGCTACTGGATCAAGCTGCGCAACAGCTTCAACCGTCCGGTCGAGCTCTGGTGGGTGCCACACTGGACGATGGACCCCGAGGGCTCGCGCGACGGGAGCGTCTTCATCGAGCGCTATGCGTATCGGCCGGGCAATGGCGATGTCGTCTACTACGACCCCGCCGACATCGTGCACTTCCGCCACGGCATCGACCCGCGCAATCCGCGCAAGGGTCTCTCGCCCCTCAGCGGTGTGATCCGCGAGATCTTCATGGACCTCGAAAGCTCGAACTTCGTCGCGTCGCTGCTGCGCAACATGGGCACGCCCGGCATGGTGGTCTCGCCCAAGAACGGCGGCGTGTCGCCCGCGGACGTCGAAGCCACCAAGACCTGGCTAAAGCAGGCATTCGGCGGCGACCGCCGCGGCGAACCCCTGGTCCTCGGCGCACCGACCGATGTCTCTCCCTACGGGTTCAATCCCCAGCAAATGAACATGTCGGAGGCGCGCGACATTGCCGAGGAGCGTGTCTGCGCCGCGATCGGTATCCCGGCCGCCGTCGTGGGCTTCGGTGCGGGGCTCCAGTCGACCAAGGTCGGCGCCACCATGGAGGAGCTGCGCAAGCTCGCCTGGCAGAACGGCGTGCTGCCAGTCGGCCGCGTCTTCGCCGACGAGCTCGACCGCTCGCTGTTGCCCGACTTCGGCAATGTCGCCGGCCTGCGCTCGCATTGGGACACGACTGAGGTGCAGGCCCTGCAGGACGACATGGCCAAGCTCGCCACGAGGCTCAACACCGCCATAACGGGTGGATGGGCACAGGTCGCCGAGGGCCGCGAGGCGATGGGCTGGGAAGTCTCGGATGCCGACCGCATCTTCCTGCGCCCGGCGATGGCGCTGGAAACCCCAGCGGTGAGCGCCAAGGGCCTTCCGGCGCCGAGCGAGACCAAGGCTCGCGCCAGCCGCGAGCACCGGCTCGCCGGCCGCGGCTTCGTGATGGCGATGCAGCGCCAGGAGGAGCCGCTGGCCAAGACGATGAACCAGCGCCTGACGCGCTACTTCAAGGGCCTGGGCAAGGTCGCGGAGGCGGCCGCGCGTCCGCTCCTCGAGCGCGAGGATTTGTCGGCGCCCAAGGCCACCGTGGACTATGAGGAGAAAGCGGACGAGTTGCTTGTCGAAGCGATCCTCGATCAGCTCGGGATCGACGCCCACCGCGTCACCTTCGCTGGCGTGTTCGAGGCGCATTATCTCGACGTGGCCAAGAAGGTGTCGGAGGCCGCCGACCTCGCGGGCATCAGCGGCACGCTGCCCGATCCGGTGGCCCGTGCCATCGTCGGCGCTGGCGGGCGCCGCGCCGGGATGATCGACCTGGGGAAGCAGTCGCGGGCCGCGCTGTTCGATGCCATCGCCGAAGGCCGCTCCGAGGGCGAAGGTGCGGAGGCGCTGGCGGCCCGCATCGCCCAGCATATCGAGGCCGGCCCCTGGACGAGCGTCGAGCAGCGTGCCCGCACCATTGCGCGCACCGAGACCAAGTACGCGCAGAACGTCTCGACCATCGAGCGCGCGAAGGCCGCCAACGTCGAGCGCTTCATCGTCTTCGACGGGCGGCTCGGACCGGGTCGGTCGCTGCCCGATCACATCGCTCGCGACGGCAACATCGTCACGGCTGCGCAGGCCGCGCAGATGGCGGCCGACGAGCACCCAAACGGCACTCTGAGCTTTGCACCCTACTTCGGCGAGGACTGACAAAATGAAGATCGAGATCAAGAGCATCCTGGTCGAAAAGATGGACGACGCCGGTCACGGCCTCGCTCGCCTCGCGACCCTCGCGGCCGTCGACCACGACGGCGACACCTATGCCCCCGGCGCCTTCAACTGGAAGGATGCCGGCGGCCAGTGGGTGCCCATGCTGCCGGCGCACGATCGCGGTGCGATGCCGTTCGGCAAGGCCCGCGTCTATGAGGACGGCGGCGTCGCGTTCGCAGAGTTGCACCTCAACGTCGACACCGCCGCGGGCAAGGACTGGCAGTCGCACCTCAAGTTCGACCTGGCGACGGGCAAGCCCGCCCAGGAATGGTCGTATGGGTTCGGCACGGTCGATCATGCGTATGAGCAGCGCGGCGAGGATCGCATCCGCGTCCTCAAGCAGGTCGACGTGCACGAGGTGTCGCCCGTGATCCGCGGCGCCGGCTTCGGCACCGGCACCCTCGCGATGAAGGGTCGCGGCACGTTCGCCGACCGGATCGAGGGGACCATCGCCGAGCTCGACGAGCTCATCGAGCGCGCCGCGGATATCGCCCGCCTGCGCAGCGCCGACGGGCGCGACATGAGCAAAGCCCGGCTCGACCAGTTCACCGAGCTGAAGGATCGCCTCGAACGCCTCATCGCCGGCGCGGCGGCCGGGGTGGTCGACGAGCCCGATGCCGAGGCGATGGCCGCCGACTTCCTGACCCGCGCCGCCCGCCAGCGCTTCGGTCGCTAGGATCAATCCCGCATGTTTGCGGGATTGATTTTGTTCGTGCGTCTTGACGAGCAGCGCGAAATGTCCTAATTTTAGGACATTGACGGAAGGGGATTGGCCCCGCCGCAGATGGGAGAGACCCAAATGACCACCACCACCAACGAAGCCATCCTGAACCTCAAGTCGATCGTCGAAGCTGATGGCCGCACCATCGGGGAGCTGGTGACCGAATGGTGCAATGCGAGCGAAGTTGAGGTGGACGAAGACGGTGGAATCTGGATCGCCAATCCGCAGCGCGGCCATTGGCTTGACGAGGACGAGAGGGCCGAGTTTGTCGCTTGGTGCGAACGTCAATGA